GGCTTCAACGTATAATGTTTTCATCATAGATTTAAGTTTGTTTTTATCTAAATCTACATTTAATTCGTCAATGTATTTTCCTAACAATGACATGGTGTCCTCTGTATTTTCAACAATATCATCTGATACTGTACTTGCATCTAAATCAGAAAAGTCCTCAACAATCTTTACCTCATGACAGTCTGCCTTTAGAAGTCTATCTACAAATTGATCATACTTGTATAAGTCTTTTTTGTTAACAACAATTAACTTAACATATTTTTCTTTGTATTTGGTTACATTGTGTATACTATAATCTTCTTTGGTGTCATCATAATATATTTTTTCAAAGATTGTAAACGGATTGACAATTCTCTCTAGTTCTCGTGTTTCAGTATCAAATATATGAAATCCTTTAGGGTCGTTCCAATCGTTTGAGTATATTTCATATGGTGTACCAAGATAATAAATGTGACCATCATCTGATTTTGTATGAAAGTGGCCAGAGAAAACAGTATCAAACTTTCTAAATTCTTCTCGGTCATAACCATGTTCTGAAACAATTTCACTTTTGTTCATAGCAAAACCATTAATATCTAGGTGTGCCATCATCACTGGTGCATCTGTATCATTTATCATGCCAAAAGAATAAATGGTATTCTGACTATTAATCCATGGCATTAGTAGTATTTTTAATCCATCAAAAGTAACTTCTGTAGCCTCTGCATATGTGTGTATATTTTTATATCGACTATCAAGTAATTCTCGTAGCGAATTAACATCATTTGTGTTTTTATAATAGATGTCATGATTACCAACTAATGCATGTAGTTGTATATCAAGTTGTTCAAATGGTAATATAAATCGTTCACGAAAATCTTTTGCAATACGATACGAAACAAATTTTCTACGATCTAATACATCACCCAAATGAATACAATGTTTGATGTCATTTTCAAGTAAGTATGGAAAAAACACACCTTCATAAAACTTGTAGAAATAATCATTAAAATTTAAATTATCATTCCGAGCACCAAAGTGTGTATCGGTTATCAAAGCTATCTTCATACGTCTAAATCTTTCCAGTCCTTTTCAGATTGCATTACTGGGCCTCTAAGTTCTGATGGATACTTTGCAACTCCATATGTTTTCATGTCCTCAGAGAAAACAAATGGTCTACCACGAACTTTTGACATAAACTCACCATCTTTACCAAAGATGGCAGCTCCCATTCTTACTTCTTTACCCATGCCTGGATAACCATCTGGGCAGGTATTAGTTCCCACAAGTTTACCACCACTACCAGCCTTTCCAAATAAAATACTATCTTGATCAAATTCTTTACCAAATTTTTTTAGATCATTAAGTAGTGTTCCTTTGTCTTGTAAATCTGCAACAAAGAAAGAACTTTCACCCACCTCTCTTGCATTAGGTGTGCCATAATTTTCAATATACGAACCTTTAATACTCGTTACTGAATAACCTCTTGCTCTAAGTTTTGAAAGAAGTAATTTATTTCTTTGTTGATTCTCTTTTCTTGTATATGGTGTTCCCTTACCACAATCAGGTGCATATCTAAATGCAGTAATCGTTCCGTAATCGTGTTCTCTAGAGTGTCGATACAATCGAGATAGACTTGACTCTTTTATTACATCATTGAGTGTCTTTGTCATCTTCCTTCTCCATAAAATTTTCTAAGCCATCAATTTTTTCTTGAGACTCTTTTGTTTTTGGTTTATAAACATCTTCATCTGGTAACATGATTGTTGGGTCAAAACCATCTATACAATATACTGTGTCATCATTGTCCAGTGTGGTATATTGCTCATACTGATGCTTTTCAATCATCTTGTTTTTGATGTGAGATTGTTTTTTCTCTTTTTGTATTCTACGCAAAAATGCATAGTAAATAATTTGAGTAAAATAAGAGAATGGATTTTTAGACTTATCTGGGTCAAAGTTATGTATGTATTGTAAACAGTTTTCAATACCATCTGAAACCATTTCTTTTCGATAAGTATAATTAATAAAATTAGGTCGATACGAAAGTCCATTTGCAATCTTTAAAAAACAGTCACCAATATAATTGGACACAGGTGGTTTTCCCTCTCCAGCTTCCTCTGCTTCTTTACACTGTTCTTTCCACTCTTTCATAGCTTCTAGAAACTTTTTATTATCAACGTAATGTGCATTTTTCTTTTTTTCAGCCATCACTACTCCAATATGATTAAATTTTTGCTATTATAAAGAATACACACAAGGTATGTCAAGGCCTTGACAAAAGATGTTGAAGTCTTTATAATCGTTTTGTGTTCCGTTAAGAACTAATGTAGATATTTGTTTATATCGAGTTGTTGATAATCAAATTCATCTTCTTCATATTCAGTTTCTTCCTCTGCATATACATCATCTGCAAATTTTGGTTCAGATAGAGAGAGGTCATCAAGTTCAACAATCATCTTTTCGTAAAATACACCCAACCCATGCGAAGCTTCGGTCATAGTTACAATTGTTTTCTTGTTGATCGAATAATCAGATTTTTCAGATAATGGTTCAATCCAATGGCGCATGGTAAGTGACTCTACCATACCATATTCAGTTTCCCGATTAATTAAACTCATTTTTAAAGGTAAATGTACGTCAACAAAGTTTTGACTTTCTTTGGTGACATTACAAACAATGTCCTCACCATTAGACAATTTTATTAGTTTTAAATTATTCATAACTTTATCCTGTCTATTTGGTAGTTAAATTCTTCTTCATTGTATATATTTAGTCTGTCTAAAAAATGATTGAGAGTGAAGTTTCGTTTTTCCCTGTAAGTAAGATCATCTGCTATATCGTATAGTGTAGTAGAATCTTTATGCTCGCTTCTTCGCAATCCCCTGCCGATGGATTGTAACACTCTAATTCTACTTTTACTGGGGCTTGAGAACACGATGTTGCTAAGATTACGAATATTGATACCAGTGCTAAACGTACCATATGACGCAATAATGATTGCATTTTTCTGACCCTCAACGATTTCACGAATACTCTCCCTTTCTTCGGCATCAACTCCACCATAAACGAAAAATACTTTTCGATCTAATTCTTTCATGAGTTGGTGAAGCACCACTCCATGTTTTTCTACTAATTGAAATAAACAAAGAGTGTTACCTGATAAATTTTCACAAAGATTTGTGATAAACTTGTTTCGTCTAGCATTAGAGACTAGATAATCAATTTCCTCAGCATAGGAAAAATCTTTGACTTCTTTTGATTCTTCGTCTGTATGTTTTAATACAATACAGTTTATATTTAGTTGAGCTAGTGTTTTCTTATCCATTAGATTTTTTGTTGAGGTAATCTTTTGTACTTTACCAAATAACCCCTCTAGAACGAGTCTATGGGTCTGTGAACCATCTAATGTGCCTGTTAGTCCAAATCTATACCTACAATGTAAAAGTCTTGTCATAATTGATGTGAGAGACTTAGACTTAAATAGATGGGCTTCGTCACCAATGATACAATCAAACTCTTGAAAATATTCTTTGTCTAACTTATATAAAGATTGCCAAGTTGAAACAATCACTGGTTTGTCAGTATACAGTTCATGACCAGCATAAATTCTATGAATATATTTGTCGTGCCAGCCGTAATCAATAAAATCAGAATACATCTGTTCAACTAGTGATGTTGTTGGTACAAGTATTAGTATTCGTTTGTCTACGAGAAAATTATAGTACCGAACTAGTGAGTAGATAATAAGCGACTTACCTGAAGCAGTAGGACTAAGAAAAAGCCCTCTGTGTTTCTGTATAGCTGAATGAACTGCGTCAACTTGATAGTCACGAACTTGTAAGTCTTGCCCTCTAGACTTTGGTTTAAGTGATTGTATAAATCCCAATACATCTTCTCTAGAAATATTTTGCTCATTTTCAATTCCTTTCTCAACTTCATATTCTAAATCATTACGTTCACAAAACTCTTTAATATAGGATAGTAATCCAACATATATTTTACCTGTTTTAGATGAAAACAATCTTACCTTTCCATCCCACCTTCGTTTCTTTACTGCTGGCATAAACTTAGCGCCAGGCACCTCAAATGTAAAGTAACACTCTAACTCTTTTGCTAGACCATCATCAGTATCTATCTTCAAATAAACTTCATTGAGTTTAGATATTTTCACTACATCATTCCAGCTTCAAACTTACGCCATTCGATTGCGTTTTTTATATCCCAACCACGATTTTTAATATTCTGTAGCATACCCTCAATATATTTTATTGTAGTTTCAAGATATGCAATTTTATGTTCGGCACGAATAATGTCCTCATCAGACTCAAGATAAACATGTAAGTCTGTTTTGAGAACCTTTAGATCAAATGGTTTTGTTGCATAAACTTTTGCGTCAGCTTTACCACCATAGTATTCCCACTTTTCACGATATAAAATTTTATAATCACCTTTTGCTTTGTACAAAAGTAATTCAAAGTTGGATTTATATTCTAGGTATTTACGATAAAGTTCTTGATTTTTTAATGCTTCGGTGTCAAGTCGTTCATCATTTACTTCTAAGTCTATCTTTGACTCAGTTTTAATATCTTCAAGTTGCATAATAACTCCATAATTTAATAATCAGGTTCAATTT